TGCGCAACAACAGCGCGTTCAAGGATTTCGTAGAGACAGAGGAAACCATGATCGGGAGTACGATGGACATACCGAAAGAGGTTTTAATCAAGAAATACGAATCCAACTACACCGCCTCCCGTGGTGCGCTGCTGGACTTTTGGCGCACGGTGCGCGTACATCGGACACGATTCAACAACATGTTCAACCAGCCTGTGTACGAACAGTGGTTGAGCGAAGCGGTTGCAGCCGGACACATTGAAGCGCCCGGCTTTTTTGATGACCCGGCCATAAGGCAAGCCTGGTGCGGGTGCATGTGGATGGGCGTTTCGATGGGCCACGTTGACCCGTTAAAGGAAGTCAACGCCGCCGCGCAGCGCATCCTCCTGAACATCAGCACCGAGGAGCAGGAGGCCAGCGAGTACAACGGCAATGACTGGAATGAGAACATCCGGCAGCGCAAGAAGGAACTCAACGCACTTGCGGACGCTACGACCCAACAGACCGGCGGCGGCGGGGGCGAAAGCGAGAATGATGACAACAACGACAACGGCGACGCCGAGGCCATGACGCGCTATAAGATCGTGCGCGACATCATAGTTGCCTGCGCGAAGCTGGAAGAACAGGAGGGGAAAAACCGTGACGGTGAATAGGGATTGCTTCAAATTCGCCTATAACATCAGCATGAGCGCATCCGACACCACCAGCGCCGAGATGACGCTTTATGGCGAGATCGTTCAGGACTACGGAAAGTGGTACAAGGAGAATTACCCGGAGGACAAGAGCGCGTCCGACTTCCGCAGGGATATTCAGAAGATCAGGGACGCGGGCGCAACCCGCCTTCTGCTGCGCATCAATTCCCCTGGTGGCGTCTGCACCGAAGCCGTTGCCATGAGGTCCATACTGGCAAATGCCGGTTTCGAGGACATCACGATCCGCATTGAGGGGCTTTGCGCCAGCGCTGCCACGGACATAGCGACCATCAGCGGGGCGACGGTGGAAATCTCCGAGGGTTCGGAGTACATGATTCACAATCCGTGGCTCATCACCTGGGGCAATGCCAATGATCTTGAAAAAGACATCGCACATCTGCGAAGCATCGAGCAGACTTCGCGCGGCTTCTACATGGAAAAGTCCGGCCAGTCCGAAGAACAGATCAAGGAATGGATGGACGCGGAAACCTGGTTCAGTGCCGAGGATGCCGTTAAGTATGGCTTCTGCGACAAGCTGCTGAAATCCAGCGATTCCAAGGCCATGCCAGCCGCCGCGTGCGTGACGCCGCAACAGATGGAGGTCATGCAGCATCTTTACAAAGCCGTCCCGAAAGAGATCACGGTACGCGAGAACACGCTATTTATCGAGCGTGAGGAAGGGCCTGAAATGGTCATTTCGCCAGGAATGGCGGATAAGATCAAGGAAACTCTGTTAAAAGCTGTCAGTAACGGAAACCCTGTTGCCGGGAATCCGACTGAAAATACAATCCAGGACAAGGAGGGTAAATCCAAAATGGAAAAGGAGATCAAGGACATCACCAGGGATGAACTCTTTGCGGAGAACCCGGCTGTTGCGAATCAGATTGCGCAGGATGCCGTCACCGCAGAGCGCCAGCGCATCCAGGACATCGACGATCTGACGATGCAGGGCTATGAGGAAATGGCCGCGAAAGCGAAAGCTGACGGCACTTCCGCATTGGATTTCCAGAAGCAAATCGTCAAGGCCCAGCGCGAGAAGGGCAAGAAGTTCCTCCAGCAGCGCAAGGAAGAACTGGCCCCCGCGCAGGACGTGAAGGGCGGCGCTGCCGAGGACACCGACACCCAGGCGAAGCAGAAGGCCGAGGAGAAGGAGATCAACGATTACGCTGATTCCATCGCCGCCGCCGCTGCCAACCTTTACAACGACATGGGCGGCACCATGTACTAATCAGAGAAGGAGGATAATACCATGAGCGCACTTTATGGAGTCGTGGGTACGAGCAACCCCGATTATCTGCTGTCCGACCCCCAGGGCGCGGACGTTATCGCCATCCCCTGCACCCCCGGCAAGGGTGTTGTGAAGCGCGGCACGGTCATGTTCCGCGAGAGCAACGGCATGTGGTCCCCTGCCGCAAGCGCGAACATCAGCACCAGCTACATGCTGGCTGTGCTGAATCAGGATGTGGACACGGACGCAAACCCCGCCGTCGCCGAGGATGCCGCCGCGTATCGCGCAGGCCGGTTCATCAATGGCCGCGTGAAGTACGACAACAGTGGCACGCTGACCGCGCTGACCGATGCGCACAAGATTGTGCTGCGGATGCAGGGCATCGTGTTCGACATGGCCAACAATGCCGCTGGCTTTGACAATGGCTCTTATGCCATTACCTACAAGGCCAACAACAGCACTACGGAGGCTGATGTTGTCGATCTCAAGACCGCTGGCGTGGCCTATACCGTGCTGAACAACAGCGACAGCAAACTGGGATTCACCGCCCCCGCCACCAAGAGTTTCAGCAAGTGGAACACCCAGGCAGACGGTTCCGGCACCGATTATGCCGCAGCCGCGACCTATTCCACCGACGCCGACCTGACGCTGTACGCGGTGTGGGCCTGATCGAAAGGAGGATAAAACAACATGAATCTGCTTTACGATACCAGGGCACAGCTTGCCGCCATCGAAAAGCTGCCCCGCGAATATTCCTATCTGCATGACACGTTCTGCCGTGACGGCGGCACGGTTGAGGATGACAAGGCCATCTACGATTACCGCAAGGGCAACCGGCCTATGGCCCCCGTGGTGACGGACGGCACGGGCGGCGTTCCCATGCTGCGCACGGGCTTTGAAACCCGCGAGATCGGCTTCTGCACCATTGCCCCGGAGCGCATCATCGAAAACAACGACCTGAAAGGCCGCATGTTCGGTGAGCGCGTGCTGGGCGCTATGACGCCGCAGGAGCGCGAACGCAAGATGATCGCCAAGGACTACATCGAAATGCGCCGCGCCATCCAGCGCCGCATCGAGTGGATGACCCGCCAAGTGCTTCTGACCGGCAAGCTGTCCGTGTTCAGGTATACCAATGAGGGGCGCGACCTGGAAACCACCCTGATTGCCGATTACGGCTTCACCAACAACTATACGCCTGATACGCCCTGGGATCAGGCTGGCGCGAATATCGACAATGACATGCGGGAGATGTTCGACATGACCTATGACGGCGGCGGTTTTGTGGACATCATCGTCATGGACCCCGACAGCGCCAGCGCCATGATCGAAAATTCCAAGTACATCAAGCAGTTTGATGGCCGGAACATCGACATGGGCAAGATCAACACCAAGTACAAGGGCCAGGGCGTGCGCTTCATCGGCTGGAACAGCGACGGCGTGGAGATGTATTCCCTGTCCGGGACCTTCGTCGATGACAACGGCGTGGTGCAGCGGCTTATGCCGAGGGGCACCATCATTGCGGGCGCGAAAGGCATCCTTAATTGCCTGTACGGTCCCGTGACCCAGGTCGAGGAGGTCGGTGTGAACGCCGTTCATAAGACCTACATCAAGAAGGAGGTTCCGCTGCGCATCGGCTCCGTCGATGGCAACAGCATCAAGAACCGCCTGACCTGCCGCCCCACCATCGTCCCCTTCAACGTGGACGCCTGGAGCATCGGCGCTGTGCTCTGATGAGCAGAAAGGATATGACATGTTCATAGCTGTACATTACGTGAGAATCAACGGCGTCATGTTTACGCCGGGCGAGATCATCACGGAAAGCATGGCCCCTGAAAAGGTGGCATGGCTGCTGGGCAAGGGCGCTATCCGCAGAACGGCGGAAGCGCCCATTTCAGCGCCGCAGGCCGAGGCCGAGGGATTTGTTGAGGCGGACACTGGCAGCGGCGACGCGGGCGACGGCAGCGCGGAGGATGCCTCTGACGAGACTGTGGAGGAAGCGGACGAGGAATACGAGGACGCGGAACCCATCGAGATAGACGCCGCCGACAGCATCACGCCTCCCGAGGAATCCGCCGAGGAAACCCAGGTTTCCGAGAAAAAGCCCGCGCGTAAACGCAAGGGCGGAAAGGAGAGCAAGGCATGATTGTCAAGATCATCAAGACTGGCGAGTTGAAGGAATACGATCCCAGCTATGGCGCGAGGCTCATTGAGCAGGGTATCGCCGTGCCCGCCCCCGTGACGCCCAAGCCCACCGAGGCTCCTGCCCCGAAGAAAGGAAGCAAGTCGGGTGATGCCTGATGTCTCTGAAAGAGCGTATTGACATCGACCGGCGCAGGGTTTTCATGCAGTTGGACCACTTCGCAGATTACCACACATGGAACGGCAAGCGCTTTCGTTGTGTGACAGACGAGGAGGAAGCCCTGAAAAGGAAAAACAACAATGTCAATGACGTGTCATGGGATAATGATACGCGGGAAACGATGGTCTATGTGCCCGTTGAGGATTGGCCGGACCGTTACCCCATTCCCAATGACCACGGTTTTTTTGACGGCATACACATGAAAATCCTACAGGTGCAGAATGACATGGGTATGCTGGGGATCGTGCTGTCCACTGGCTTCCCGAAGGAGGTCGCCTATGAGAACGGTTGAGCGAATGCTCAGGCTGGAAAGCTGGACATATGACGTGTGCTGCAAGGGCAGGAAGATGAAAACCCCGCCCCCCGGCCAGGATATTACAAAATACCTGGACAAGAGGGAGCCGAGCATCTTCCTGAACTTCATGCCGATGCGTGCCGAGCAGAGCGCGTCTATAGCTGGCGTCAATCCGCCCAGCGTTGCCCCCAGCATTACCCTGCTGCTGGACAACTCCATGGGTAAATACATGGAGGACAAGAGGTTTGATACCTACAACAAGGTCCACCGGCAAAAGGTATTCGGCCAGCAGTTGAATATCCAGGCGCTTTTCTCGGTATATGAGGACGGCGTAAGGCAACCTGGTTTCATTGACCGCGTTGAGGCCGATCCCGAGGACTTCGATATGTCGCTCATACGCGAAGGGACACGGGAAGGACTATTCACGCTCCTGAACTGGATGGATGATTACAGGGATTCACTGATTGCAGCCAAGGTGATACCGAAATCTGACATGTATGTGAACGAGGAAAGTATCGTTTACACCCTGCGCGAAGATCAGAAATATCCGACTGACAACCGCCCGATGTTTTATGGTGTGGTGAATGTCTCGTTCAACTGCTACTCCGAACACAAAGACAACCCGGAAATCAGATCAATACTTGACTAAGGAGGAGGAATACACCAATGCCTGAAACCTATCTGCATGGTCCCTATGGCGATCAGCAGGCCAACGGCGACAAGGTTGCCGTGGACAGCCAGAGCGCCATTGTGGTCATCGGCACGGCCCCCGTTCAGAACATAGAGGGATTCGCTGCCAAAATCAATACCCCGATTCTCGTCAACAACATGGCCGAGGCCCGCGCCAACTTCGGCTACTCCGACGATTGGGCTTCGTACACGCTTTGCGAGGCCATGTCCTACATCCTGGAAAATCGCGGCGTCGGCCCGCTGGTGCTGATTAACGTATTGAATCCTGCCACCCATAAGGCACAGGATAAGGTTTCCAAGAGCCTTACCCCTGCCAATGGTCAGGTCGTTATCACCAACGCGGAGGATGCCGTGCTGGATAGCGTGCTGGTGAAATCCGGTCAGACCACGAAGGTCAAGGGCACGGATTACAGCATCAGCTACAATTACGCGAAGCAGACGATCACCCTGATCGAGTTGACCGAGGGCGCGTTGGGGTCCAGCGCCCTGACGATCACCTATGACGCTGTTACGCCTGCTTCCGTGACGGATGAAACCGTAATCGGCACTACGGACGACATGGGCCAGAATACGGGCATCTTCGCCGTGAAGGATGTATACACCAAGACCGGCGTCATCCCCGCGTTCCTGATGGCTCCCGGCTTCTCGTCCCATCCTGCGGTTCATTCCGCGCTGTATCAGATGTCCCGCAACATCAGCAGCCATTGGGACGCCTGGATGTTCACCGACATCCCGATTGCCTATACCAGCGGCGGGGAAACCGTGGCCGTCACCCTCGCAACCGCCTACACCTGGAAGAATGCCAACGGCTACAACAAGGACAACGAAACCGTGTGTTTCCCGATGTTCTCCGGCATCGACGGCAAGAAGTATCACGGTTCTGTCCTGCGGGCCGGGAACTTCCTGGAAAAGCTGACGAGCAACGATGGCGTCCCCTTCCACTCGGCCAGCAACACCGATTGCACGATCATCGAAAATCTTTGGCTGGGTGCCAGTGACGATGGCCGCATTTTCGATGATGATGTCATCAACCGCTATCTGTGCAAGAACGGCATCACTTCCGCCGCCTATGTCGGCGGGCGCTGGGCGCTGTGGGGCGCTCATTCCGCGCAGTATGACCAGGTGAACGGTGACACCATCAATGTCGCTGAAACGAACCTGATGATGCTGTTCTACGTGACCAACGATTTCCAGCATCGCCGTTTCCACGACATCGACGAGCCGTTGACCCCCAACGACATCCAGCAGATCGTCGCCGAGGAGCAGGAACACCTTGACGCGCTGATTTCCATGAATGCGCTGCTGTATGCCAAAGCCTACATGAACGCTGACGAAATCGCCAGGTCCGACATGTACATGGGCGATTACAAGTTCACTTTCGACGTGACCACCACGCCGCTTGCGAAGTCCCTGACCGCGCTGGCGAACTGGGTTGATGACGGCTTTGCGACGTTCTACAACTCCGAAGCATCCGACAACGGCTAACGGGAGGTGAAAAACAATGCCGAAGAAAGTCTATAACAACGTAGAGGATCATAAGCTGCTTGACAACAAGCGCGTATGTGAGGACATTACCTCTGTCGTACTGCCCACCGTTTCCCACCCCACCGTCACCATTGACGCGGCAGGCATGGCGGGCGCTGTGGACATGCCCAATCAGGTAAAGCTGGAGGCCATGGAACTTTCCATCAGCCACAACAACGGCAACAACTGTCAGTACCTCACCAACCCCAACAAGCACACTGTCGAGTTCCGCCTTGCGCGTCAGCGCTACAACGTGAAAAAGGGCGTGCTTGAACATGAGGGCGTGAAGTACCGCATCACCTGTGTTCACAAGTCCACTGAACACGGAACTGTCGAAGCGGGCAATCCCCTTGGCAGCACCGAGCGCTTCACCGTCCTGCGTTTTGAGCGCATCGTGAACGGTGAAACCGATACGGTTGTTGATGTCATGGCGGGCGTGTTGAAGTTCAACGGTCACGATCTCGTGAGCGAGGTCCAGGCCCTTTTGAACTAAGCGGCCACCCATGATCCACGGCAGGGCAAAAGCGATAACGATAACGCTTTTGCCCTGCCCCCACAACATAATAATCAATATCAATCAATAATAATCATCATTCAACCATAACAATCAGGATTATTCGATAACAAGGAGGATAAACCCATGTCTGAAAACATCGAAAAATTCCCCGTTGATGCCACTGAAAACAACAACGCCAACGACGAAGCTGCCGCCAAAGCCGAATTGAGCGAAGCCCGGGAAGCTACCTTGCAGAAGGTTGAGGACATCGTAAAGCAGGCTTCCACCGGCACGCTCAAACTGTCCACGCCTTTCAAATCGGACGGCATTGAGATTGCCGAATTGCACTACAATTTCAAGGCCGTAACCGGCCTGGAATTTGCCGACGCCATGGACAGTGATTTTTCCCGCAAAAGCGATTCCTTCCGCATCACGGGAAAACAGGCGATTGCCCTGTTTGCCATTGCCGTTGAGAAATGCGAGGAACATGTTGACCGGCAGGATGTAATCCGTGGACTGTCCGCGGAGGATTCTGTGGCAGCGATTCAGGCGGCAACGCTTTTTTTCAGAGCAGCTTCCCAGGCGGGAAATTTGCGTACTACACGGGTTTAGTGGAGGCGGCAATCGCCACGCATACACCCATTACCGAGTTTATGGGTATGACCCTGCACCGGTATAAGGAGTTCAGGCAGGCGATAACAAATTTCTTTGATTCCAGGGAAGAAAAATGAAATGGGGCGGCATGGATGATTCAGATTTTGTATGAGGGCGTTGACATCACCGAGATCACGAACATCACCAGATGTATATGCCGGGATGTATCGCACGGTAGGGCAGACAGCCTGGAACTACAATTTGACCATGCCGCCATTTGGCATATATGGGCACCCAAGGAAGATGACAAGATCATCGTCAATTCAGATGGCTACAGCACGGGCACCATGTACCTGAACGCCATCATGCCGGAGGGCGACGGATTCAGAATACTTGCAACCGCCCTTCCGAGTGCAGCACGCCGCAAGGCATGGGACACCTATCAAAACATGACACTGGAAACCATCATGGGCCGTTGCGCGGCGGAAGCAGGAATGTCCGCCAAACTGTACGGCGTGGATGGAAACTTGAAATACCAATTCCTCATGCGTGAAAACGAGGGAAGCGCGGCTTTTCTCGAATGGCTGGGGACACTGGAAGGACTTGCTGTGAAGGCTGTGAACGGTGCTTTCCGGGGAATATCAATCGAATACGCGCAATCGCGCGATCCAGTACAGAGCCTATACATCGACGAGTCGAACGACGGGGCGAAATATATCCGAAAGGATATATATAAAATATCCACTCTGACTGTGCTATCGCCCTATGCCCGCGTTTCTGCCAGTGACAGCAATGCCGAATACGGAAGCCAGCGGATCGTGAATCTGCCTGCCATGGACGCGGTACAGGCCGGACGCTGGGCGCGTGGGATGTTGATGGCGCACAACCGAAAGGCCGAAACTCTTTCGATCAAAAGCGCTTTCAATCCGAAGATAGAGGCATTGTTGCGCGTTGACGTGGAAGGAACCGAAGATTCAAAGGGCAGTTGGATTGTGGATGAAGTACAGCATGATCTTATTATGCACACCAGCAATACAAGGCTGTTGCGCGTGATAGATACTATCCGTTAGGTGATTCAAATGAGCAGAGAAAACAACCCCATTTTTGGGGCTATCATAGAGCGCGGCGAAGTGATGACCGAGAATAGCGGCAAGTATACGGTGAAATCATTCGACCGCGACGGAATAATAACACCGCCGATAACGGCAATCACAGACAGCTATGACGTGGGAGATCACGTCTTTTTCTTTTTATTCAGAGATGGCAGCGGGCGGATATTAGGACCGATG